GTTGATAAAAAAGTTGATTACAAAGAAAAGTTTGAGGACTTCAGAGTAAGCATCCTCAAAGATTTAAGAAAATAAACTAAAACAAACAAATAAAATTTATTATGAAAAAGAATGAAAAATTTTCATATAACCTCAATAACTTGAGTGTTTGGGTTGACGAAAACGCAACAGATATGCTTATTAAGAGTATCCTTGGAGAAACTTTGCCAAGGTACGCTACAATTCGTCCAAATATCAAGGGTACCGAACAGGTAGGGTTCTTAACAAACAATGTTATATTTCAAGACGGTCAATGCGGATTCAACGCAACTGGAGATACAACAATTTCACAAGTAACAATTGCTACTTGTAACAAAAAGGTTAACCAATCACTTTGTGCTTATGACCTTTATGACTATTTCCTTAGTCAGAGACTCTCTAACTCAAATTTCCAAGAGAGTGTTCCGTTGAGACATACCTTAAGCGGAACAGAAAAATCGGAAGAATTGCTGGAAACCCTTGTCTAAAGGCAATCAGCAGCCGAGCCTGATGGGGACATCAGGAAGGTTCAGAGACTAACGGTATACGAGTAGAACACTTATGAAACCGACACGAGCATCCGACACCGATAAAAAGGTGATGATATAGTCCAACCACCACATATAATAGAAAAATGAAAGTGGTGAAATCAGAGATAAACAACTCTGGTAGATAAAAAGAAAGTGTTGAGGAATTGATAATCACAGATATTTCAAACAGAATCGCTGATTCTATTGAAAAACAATTGTGGAGAAATACAACTGCGACTGGTGCTACTGAGTACAACTCACAGTGTTTTGACGGAGCTTTAGCTTTAATTACTTCAGGTAACGGAGCTACTCAATTAGCTTATACAGCGGCTACATCTACAAATGGTTTAACAGTATTCTCTACTTACTATGAAAGAATACCTGCGAATGTATTACACAGAAATGACTTAGTTATGTTCTGTTCTTACAGTGATTACAGAGGTTTAGTAGCTTCAATGAGAAACAGCTCTTATGTAAACTTATTCTCATTTGATGATGCTTCTGCAGCACAAGGTCAAGAGTGGACAGTAATGTTACCAGGTACGAATGTGAGAGTTATACCAACACAGGGTCTTGACGGACAGAATGCAGTTGTTGCAGGTCCTTCGTCTTACTTCATGGTTGGAATGAATGCCACCGATAATGGTGGTATTGAAATCAAAGGTATGTATGACCCTTACGAAGATATCGTAAAAATCATCGCTCGTATGGTATATGGTCTTGGAGTATTCTCTGTAGATTCATTTGTCCTTGCGAAAAACTAATAAACCAAATTTAAATAATATAAACTATGTCGTGTTATATTGACCAAGGGTATAACCTTGATTGCAGAAACGCAAGTATAGGCGGGATTAAGGAAATGTGGATTTTGGGTGATAGTGGTCACACTATTACTGGTTTCACAGCAAATGCTTCAGAAGAAATCACTAGCTTTAGTGGTCGTGGTACATGGTATCACTTTGAACTTGTTAAACAATCTTCTTCATTCACTGAAGACATTTTGGTTAACGATGTTGCTCAATCTGTAACATTCCAACCTGCTGTGGTAATATCCTTACCGAAACTTAACCAAACACTTAGAAATTTATTCTTTGATTTGGTTAAACAAAATGAACTTTACATTATCATCAAAGATAATAATGAGCGTTATTGGGCTGTTGCTTGGAGCAACGGTGCTATGGTAACTACAGCTTCTCAACAGACAGGACAGGCGTACAACGACCTGAACGGTATTTCTGTTACGATGACTGGTGGTGAACCAAACCCAGCTCGTGAGATTGATGTAACAACAACTCTTGCGGCTATCGCTACTGGATTCACAGTTCAATCCTAATATATAAATAAAGGGGGGGTCATTCCCCCCTTATTTTAAGCCAACATTTTATAGATGAGATTACAATGGAAAGGTCGTTCATATAGACCAGCAACAAACTTTGTTAGAGTTTACAAACCCGATGTTAATGAACTGATGAAACCATTATCAATGAAATCTGGTTTGGGTTCAGCAATCCTTACAGGTCAATACATTTCAGGTGATGGGACTGAATCTGATGAGCCTGTTGTTTCTCCTAGTCCGACCGCAACAGCTGAAGTCACTCCAACACCGAGTATAACCCCAACCAATACTTTAACACCTTCTGTTACTCCATCCTCAACTCCATTCCCATTCATTCAACCAAGTCTATGGTTTGATGCTTCTGATAGCACAACTATGAACTTGATATTGTCGGGGGGAACAACCTATATTTCACAACTTACATCTAAAGGAACAAGTAATTGGACTTTAACAGGTGAAACATCTGATAGATACCCAACTTATTCTGCTTCAACATCATTACCTGGTAGCCCAAACATTATTAGATTCACACCAAATGCTACTACGAGTTTGAGAAAAGCTTTGGTAGCTTTTGATAGACCAACCTTAACACATACTGGTTCAACGCTCTTTATGGTTTGGTCTCAACCAGCTGGAACCCCCGCATTTCAAAATCAATTATATTCAGGTAATACGAATGGAACATTGGCTCAGAGTGGTACAGATACATTTGATAGATTACAATTTGCAACAATAGGAACAAATATTGGTAATACAAATCTTTATCCACAAAGCTCATCTCAATCAGTTCTCATTCCTGCTCCTTTTTCAGCTACAAATCTCAATGGTAAGTATTTGATGAAGGTTGTTTTACCTGCTAATCCAGGTTATGGTAGTTGGGAATTAAACCAATCAGGTGGTACAGGAGCATCATTATTCACAGGAACAACAGTAACTCCTCAGTGGAATGCAATTAACCTTGGTTGTACTTCTAATAACACACAACAATTATTTAGTACAAACACCAACATTGAATTAGCCGAAATGATGGTCTATAACTCTGAACTATCTTCTGCTGAACAAGAAGCTGTTGAACTATATTTAAGAGACAAGTGGAGATATGACGAATGGGCATCACCTGTTCCGACTCCGACGGCAACTCCTCAGGTTACAACCACTCCTACGCCTTCCTTCACCCCAACTAATACGATAACTCCTACGACAACTCAAACTCCAAGCTCTACTCCACCAGCTTTTTCACCATCGGGGGTAACAGACCTTCAGTATTGGTTTATGGCTGATTCAGGTGCTACTGTTTCATCTTGGACAAACTATGGATTACTTGGTGGTTCAGCCACACAAACCGTTGCATTGAATCAAGGACAAATTATTACTGGAGCAACCCTTGGTTCGTATACAGGTACAGCAGTTCAATTTGATAACGGAAGAGATTTCTACACAGCAAACACCGCTTCAATAAGCACCACATCTCACACTTCATATTTGGTTTATAAACCATATAGTTCATCTGCAAGTGGTTGGGCAGTTGGAACAAAAACAGGGTCAACTTATACTTGGTATTATCAAAACTATGCAGGTGCAACGAGCGGTGTAACAAGAAATCAAGTTGGTGAATATAGAACATTTAGAAATACCGCAGCACAACTTATTATAAGTTCTGGTTCAACTGACCTTACAGCATCAAGAAATGATGTATTGGGTGTTAGTGGTTCAACAACCGCAAGTTCAGCTACAACAGCTAATTTACTTGAATTCGGATATGATGCGGGGGGTAGCATTTCTCAGGGTATCCAAGTATTTGAGTGGGTATTCTTTAACAAAGTCTTGTCTGCATCTGAACATACCGATATGGTCAATTATCTAAAAACAAAATATCAATATAGCACATGGTAAATTATATCATACTAATCAACGAGCAAGATGCTCAAGATTTAATCACAAGAATCAATACCTGTATGGGTTATCCATCTGATGGAACAACTACCTATATGACCTCTCCTGATGTTATGTGTGAGTTTGATTTGGAAACTGGTCAAAAACAAAACATTGGATATGGAATCTTGATAAAAGATTATGTTATTGATTGTCTAACAACACAGGAAAAAGAAGAAGTATTTGCACTTCCTTCAAACATTAACACTTGTTCCTATGTGGTTTCAGGAGCAACAGAGAATATCTAATTATGTCTCAACAAAGGAGAGTATTTTTAAAGACTTGGTGGAGTCCATATCTTGGTGAGTGGAGACCATTCCACGACAATTATATTTATGCTTACAATACAGGTTGTACCTTCTCAGGTAGTGCTGTGTTTACCCTTGTGGCTCCTACTCCGAGTGTTACTCCAACCTTAACGATGACCCCAACCCCGAGTGTAACAACTACTCCAAGTATTACTCCTTCTTTAACCCCTACCGAAACACCACAAATAACACCATCAGTAACCCCAACAATTACAAACACGCCATCAATTACGGCTTCAGAAACTCCAACTTTAACTCCTTCAGTCACTCCTACGACTACCACTACATTGACTGCGACTCCTACGAGCACACCTGAAGCCACAACGACAAACACTCCTACTTTGACGAACAGTCCAACCCCGAGTGTTACTCAAACGCAAACTGCTTCAAGTACACCGACCTTGACTCCTACGACAACCACAACTTTAACATCAACACCTAATTTAACTCCGAGTCCTACCAACACAATAACCCCAACGAGTACACAACCAACATTTGAGCCATCATCACTTGGTAATCTTCAGTATTGGTTCAAATCAACTGAGGGTGCAAGTAGTTCATCTTGGACAAACTATGGTTTAATTGGGGGAGCATTGACTCAATCTGTTGGTGTTAATCAACCAACAATTATTTCAAACGATACCTTTGGTTCATCATATACAGGTCAATCTGTGAACTTTGGAGCACTTGATTTTATGACCTTGTCTCACCCAAGTTCAGCCACAACATTTACTGGTAAGACATTCTTCTTTGTTTCACAAGTTAATTCAAGAAGTGATGGTGGATGGTCAATCAATATTCAAAATGGTTCAGGTTATACCTTGAATAACAATATATGGGATTATCAATTCTATGGTGGGGTTAACACAACTATATCAAGAAGTAAACCAGGTAGAAGAGAGTTTCTCTTTACAACGGGATATACTTTATATGCCGCTTCAGGATTGACTACAACAGGATTTACAGCTTCAGTCAATGATACTCTTGGAACATCAGGAACAACATCTTATATTGGTGAGGTTGCCGATTGGATTAACTTTGGTTATAGCATTAGTGGAACACCGTTCACAAATAACATTTCCATGTTTGAATTCCTTGGTTATAATAGGTTATTAACCCAATCTGAATTTAACCAAGTGTTGAATTATCTTAAGACGAAGTATAACTATTCAACTCCTCCTGTTACTCCGAGCATGACTCCTACGAGAACACCAGCGGCAACTCCGACTTTAACACCTAGTCCGACCTCAACAATTCCTGTAACACCGTCAGTGACTCCGACAAGGACAAGTCCATCGTATTTATACTATAATGTTGAAGCTTATGATAAATCATCATGTGCTCTTGTAACAACAGGTGTTCTTAAAATTGAAACATCAGCAAGCTTAACAATTGGTTTCCATTATTGTAATAGTGCTTCAACTTACAAATATAAACTATTGAGCCTAACCTCAGGTCCATCTTCAAATTTCCAAATGAATGTTCCTTGGGTTGGTCAAGCAAGCTGTGGAGGATTAACTTGTATTTAATATGGCATATTCAGTAATCATAACATTAACAGATGTGGGTTCAGCAGTTGGACCTTTTGACCTTTATTCAGATGTGGATAACTATGCAACCCCGTTTGAGAGTAATATCCCTACCTCAGCCTTTACCTTTGGTTATTACACAACCCTTGTCCCAAATAACACACTTACCATCAAGGTTCAATCACAAGGTGAATGTGTGAATTTTATATTAGCTGTAGTTCAGAATTTGCCAACATCAACTGTAACCCCGACCGTTACATCCACTCCGACTAGAACACCTGGTGCAACACCACAGGTAACACCTACACAAACAAATACCCCATCTGTTACTCCAACTTGTGGAACATTTACTGTTCAATATCTTAAATCAGAATTACAAGGTAATAGTCAAATTAGATTTAGACTATACAACGATGCAGGATTTACAAGTAATGCTAATGCTGTTTGTAACTATACCTTTACAGGAACATTTGATATCAATGGAGGGGCTATAAATCAGCCATATTCAACGGTAATGGCTACAAATGACCATGACCATTCTTTTAATGCAGGTAGTCAAATAACAGCTTATACGATATCTACAATTACTTATGCTTGTCCTTGTGTTAGTGTTATTTCAAATCTAATCACACCGACGCCGAGTCCTACCACAACTCAGACAGCGACCCCAACTTTAAGTTTAAGTGCTTCGCCAACCCCTACCCCAAATGTTACTCCGACTCCTAGCACAACTGAACCTGGTGGAACACTTTATGTTTACGCTAGATATGTGAACACAAGTCAGGAGTTTGGTTATAGTTTAAATGGTGGTAGTTACATTGCAATTGGTCAACCTGGTAGTTCATCTTGTGTATTCGTTCATACGATTACAGGACTTGTAAATGGGGATGAAATTGACTTTTCTACACTACTTACTTGTGGTATAAATGGTGATACTGCCGATTGTCCTAACTCAGTTAGTGGATGTCTATATACTCACTTCTTTGTGAGTACAACTAATGTCTACATAACTGTTGATGGAAGTGTTTGTTGTTAAAAATGAATAAAAAATGATATACTTAGAACAAGGAAATAACGACCAAGAAGCACTTGTAACCTGTTCAAGGAACAAATCCCTGACTGGTGCGGTAACTTATTTGTGGACTGTTAGACACAAGTTATCACAACAGACAGCAAAGTTTATCCCCTATCGTGAGATAACAACTTTGGGTTATGAGCCTTCAAAGGACTTGTTTTATATTTCAATTGATGATACATCTCCTGAAGTATTGATTGGTAGTGCAACAACAATCTGTAATATCCATCTGATACCAGGTGAGTGGTATTTAAAAATTTATGAACAGTATTCAACCACGAATTTACAACCATCACAATCATATGATGTTGTTTATGAGGGAATGCTTATTGTAACATCTGATGACCCAATTGGAACATTAAACTATACTGGTACCACAGAAGCTGTTATCATATATCAAAATTAGCCCTATATTTATTAGAAGATGAAAAAAGTTATACAAAATGTCGGATTTGCCAATGTTGTAGATACCTTAATAAAATTTGAGGAGCGTGTAATGCGTGGTGTGCCTTGGGTAAGTTGGGGACAAGATAATATATTTGTTATGGGTCTTTATGACCTATTGGACTTTTCTCCAATCCACAATGCTTGTGTTCGTTCCAAGATTGATAATATTGTGGGTCAAGGATTCATTACAGACTATCGTGTTTCAACAAAGGAAACTTTGGATGATGTATTCAAGGATATGGTATTTGACTATATCGTAACAGGAAATTTATTCATTGAGGTAATTTGGAAGGAAGATAGAAGCCAAGGATTAGCAGGATTACACTATATACCTGCAAAATATATGAGGGTTGGATTACCTGATAACGCTGAACTTGAGGTTGAAAAGTATTTTTATTGTAGAGATTGGTTGAACT